GTTCGGGTTTTTCCAATTTCATAATCTTGTCAATATCCGAAACACCCAAAGCCTCGTACATGCGAATATAAGCTTCTTTCACGTTGTGGAGTTGAGGCGCACTCGTTGCTAACTGAAGCTGAGTTTGTACCAACTGAATGCGTTGTGCCATGGAGAATATGTTCGGATCAGCCACGGGTATAATATCCACGCGCTCATCGAAATCAGTTTGTTTAATAGCCCTATCTCCACCAACAACCGCATAAGGGTATTCTTCAGGAAGATATGTTTGAATAACATTGGCTAAAAGTTTAAATTCTTTTTGCATCGCATAATACATTCTTTTATGAATAGTACTCATGATACGCGAACCGCGTTCTAATAAAGCAATCGTTGTGCCAACAGGAGCTCCTTGATTTGCATCACCAACTTGCATGTCAGCAATTTGCGCAAAACGTTGTCCAGCTTGTACAACAAATCCAAGTAAACCAAATAATGTTTGTGATGGTTCTTTATATGGTAAAGGAAGTAATCCTTCTCTAATCGCACCAGACGGTGCATCAACATCTCTAAACTCACCTGGTTGTAATGGCTCATCATTATCGGCGATCCGTAGACCACGTGTTTTGAAACCTGCAGGGAGATTAGCTAAAGTTCCAGCATCAATTAATTGACGTAGTGCTTGTGTCGCGGTGCGCGATAAGCCACCAATTAAATGTATTAAACCAAAACCATAAAACCCTAGACCTGGTAAAAATTTAAAGTGAACAAAATATTGTTTCTTTTTATATAACGGATCATCCTCCGCGTAATTTCTTCTTATAGCTAAAACTTTTCCTGATGTTTCATCAATCGTTACAATGTAAGGTAATTTAATTCCTGTTGGTTCGCCGCTACTATCAACATCTTCATATCCTTCAAGATCCAAATCTACATGCATTTCTAATAATGTTACAATATCTGACTCGCCTGTTTGTTGAATACCATCTAAATTATCAATAGTGCTTTGAATATTGCCAGTGGAATATGTTGGTGTCTGTGTTGGTGCAGGGTTAATATCAATATCTCTATAAAATCCTGCTACTTGTTTTTTTCTCACATCGTTTTCTGTTAGTTTCACTACATGAGTAATACGTTCGCAAGAATCTAAATCACTTGCGCTATAAGGAACAATAAGATCTTCCGCAGGAATAAATTTAGAAACGGCACGTCCTAACTGTCCATCATAGTAAACTTTTTTAAATGTCGATCCTGAGAGCGGTAAATAAAAAAGCATCTGATCAAGTTCAGGTGTGTATTCTTCCATCACATTCGTGATTTGATAATTCATAAATTCTTTTACGCGTTGTGCTTGTTGATATACTTCAACATCTTCTTTTCCTATAACACGTGTTCGAACAGGCCCATCGGACGGCATCATTTCTTTAAAGGCTGTAGAACTAAATTGTGTAACTGCTTCTGCTAATAAAGGATGGGTCACGGAACTCGCACCGCGAAACGGTCTTGTTCTTTCCTGAAACTTAACTCCTAAGAGCTCTAATCCTTTTGTATATGTTGTGGCCCATTCATCTCTGGAAGATTTATCATTTTCAAAATCACCTACCAAATCACTAGAGATACGACCAAGGTCATTATCATCTATCTTTTCTGCAAGGTTACAATAGAAATCTTCTTCTATAATTGGTTCGTCAGAAACAACAGTTTCCTCCGTAACAATCTCTATATCAACAGGTTCTTCGTTTTGAATTGCGTCTTCAATTGTATCGCCTACAACTGATTGTATTTTTTGATCTATATTATTATCAGCCATAATTTTTTATAACCTATTCACGTCTATAAATCCACCAAAATGAAATGTAGGTATTTCAATAGAACCACCTAATTTTTTCTTCGTTATTTTTTTGGTTGTGTCTTCGATGCTTGTGAATTCTCTTTGGAGGATTTTTGCGAAGAACTTCGTAAGTTGTTTTGCAGCACTATAGATGTTTGGCCTGCTTCCACCCTCGGAAGTTGTTGAGGAGTCGTCACTAAAGTTGTTTTTAAAACCGCCACCTTGTTTATCCTTTTTCCAATTGTTAACTAGTTTCTCTAATTCTATTTCAGATATATACGTATTAGCATCTAAATTCAAATCATTTGTAATATCATTAAGCTGATTTTGAGTAAATTCTTGAATATAAGGTAGTATATCTGCTTTTTTTAAAGGAGAATTCTTAATAGCATCTTTGTCAATAATTATACGAATTCCTGCATTTCCGTCTACTATTATAGGTTGATAACCACGAAATAAACCATTAGGATCCGCGTTTATAATTCTTTCAAATAAAGATTTCAATGTATCACTATCACGTAGATTTTCTGACCCATCTTCAACAATATCTAAAGAAAAATGATTAGGGTTCTTTGTTAACTCTTTTGCCGTATTAACCCATACCTCTGTTTGATTAAGCATATAGGCAAGTTTAGCTGCCGCGTCTTTTGCGGTTTCTTTTGACATGTAGGCTTGTTGCACGGTTGATGGATTTTGATACAATTCCCATCCACCTGTACCATGAACAGTTCCACTAAAATCAACTCCTGTAAGCTCTCTAACATATTCAATTGCTTTAGCTGTCACTTCTTCATTTACCTTAAATTTTTTATCATCAGGTAAGGCATTATATTTTTCTCCATATTCCACGAACCACGGAGAACCTTCACCAGGATCGACTTCCATAGAAAGACGACGCAAGTTTCTATTAAGAGCCATATCAATATCTCCACTAGTGCCTAGTTCACCATACATCTTTGTTAAGTTCATCCAACCGATTGCTTGAATTTCTGCAGGGATCCAATCGTTCTTACCTTTCCAGTTTATATCATTTAAATATTTTGTAAGATCTTGACCAAATAAAGATCTGTTTTCATATTTAGTTCCTGCTATACCGCCCGCACCAAAATCAGTTTTAATATTTTCTGGAACTATATATCCTAATGCCTCTAATTTATTTAAATAAGTAGGGTCTACCATTCCTGTATCTCTTGCTGTATGAACGTCGACCACGAACGGCGAACCGCCTGCCTTGTCATTATTCATAATGGAACGCGTTTCTAAACCTTCGCCCGCATCAATAAAATCAGCAATCTTTGGACCAATACCACTTTCAATATCTCTTCCATAAATAATACTTTTAATATTATTTGTTGGCGCAGGAAGACCTTTTCCTTTTACCTCATCAAACGGCACACCTCTTTTGTATTGCTCATAAATATATAAAACATTGGTTAAAGCATTTGTAGGGGACTCGTTAATTTGTCCTGATAACCATGCTCTCGCTACTTTATTACGAAGATCTTTATCTCCTCCAGTAACAACATCAAAACTTTCATATACTTTTTTATACCAATCCTTTTGATTAAAAATTTCTTCATCGCTTAATGTAATTTTATTAGTCCAATCTTCAAAATTAATATTACCTATAGCAATAGGAGGTAGGTTAGATCCTTCGGGACCATTTAAAACTATACGGTCGTTTTGTGGGCCACCTGGATATGTATCGGTCTTACCATCAATAATATTTTGTAATCGCAGTTTGTGTAATCGTGTAATGTTATCTGTTTTTTCAGGAGCAAAATTAACACCTTTCTTTTTTTTATTTTGAATATCTATAAACTTATCTTCAAGTTTGGTTACTGTTTGATCCACCGCTTCTTCCATTAAAACTTCAGCTAATCTTTTCCAATTGATATCTATCTTTGGTCCGTCATCATTGGGATCAGGCATTTGATCGGGGAGATCAGGTAACACGTTTCCTTCTTGATCTATTGTTGTTATTTTTTCATCATCATCTTTTTTTGTTTGTAAAACAATATTATCTAAGGACGTATCGCCGACCACGGGGGGCGCATCATAAAAACTGTCTCCGTATGTTTTATATTCTTTAATTCGTTCTGATTCAGTCTCGGGAAATAATGTTTCAAGATCTACTAAATCATTAGCGCCGTAACCTGAAAGATCTATATTTTGTCCTTGAAAATATTCAATAACAGCAGGAACAGATATTCCCATCTGCGTTGCGATGACTGTTAGAGGTACTGCAGCGGCTTGAACTACCATTTAATAATACTCGGGTTGTTGTTCGTAAATAGGTTTAATTGGGTCTTCATAATCATCCTTCAGCGCAATAAAATTACCTTGACGATAACGCATTAATGCTTGCGTCATACTATCAACTAAATCATCATGCTCACCATAAGGAAATGCAGCGCATTCTTCAATCATTTCTTCCGCAAATTTTTTTCCTTCAGGAGCCCATACTTGTCCTGATTCAAAAATAGGCGAAACAGAATTTACTCTTGTTAACTTATCGTTACCACGTGACGGCGAATAGCTTACCACAGGAATTCCTATTTGTCTAAGTTCTTGTATCAAGGGCATACCACTTGCTTTTGCTTCCACAATAATTGTCTCTGGTTCCCAATACTCATATTGCTCCAAAGCAATCTTTTTTAATTCAGGAAATTCCCATCGCTCTTTAATACAATCCAATAAAATAATATTATCTTGATTGTATCCTGCTTTAAAAATTCCCCATGTACTAATCGCACTGAAATCTGCTTTTTCTTTTTTACTGAATGCGGTGTCATAACTTTGTATAATGTGAACAAGTTCAGGCATATCTTCTTTTTCCCATGTCTTCCACCATTCACGTTTTATAATAGCTCCTTCTTGAGAGGTTGGTTGTTGTTGATATTGCGCCTCCCACGACATAACAGGTAAGTTTGATTTAATAGACTCTAATTCTTGTTGTTTCCAGTACTCGGGCCAAATAGGTTTACCACTTGGAAGTAAAGCAGGAAATTCTACTACCTCCCATTGATCCGCTTTAGTTTCTGCTTGTTGTTTTATTAAACGGCCCGTCAAATCGCGCTCCGACCAACGTGTCATAA